CCGGAGGGGCCCTGAGGGGCCCTTGCCCGCTAAGGCCCCTAGAAGCCCCTGTGAGCCCCAGCAGATCCGGAGGACTCGTCCCCCGTCTGAACTGCTGGCGCGGCTCCAGCGGGCTCCTAGGGCGCCTAGCGGGGACGTGGGGGTGCTGGGCCCTGGGCGTCTCCCCCGATGAGGGGTATTGGGGGTGCTGTAGGGGCGTGTGGGGTGTGGTTATCGGACCGTCCCATAATCCCCCCGTGCCCCCCATGGCCCCGCGGGGCCTTCCCGGACGGCCCCATAATCGCGCGGGGCGTCGAGCGGACCCTCCCAGACCGACCCGGTTACCGGACCCGGGGGGTTATGGGGCGTCGGGGTACGCCGTGCCAATCGGGTTATGGGACGGTCCTAGCCGCAGGGTACAGCGTGCCAATCGGGTTATCGGACCTCAGGGTACGCCGTGCCAATCCGGTTATGGGACCTCAGGGTACAGCGTGCCAATCGGGTTATGGGACCTCAGGGTACGCCATGCCAATTCGGTTATGGGACCTCTCCTAGCCGCAGGGTACAGCGTGCCAATCGGGTTATGGGACGGTCCCGTAAGGGCGTGGGGGGGTTATCGGGCGGTCCCGTATCGGACCTGCCTTTTTATCGGACCCGGCGGGCCGGCGCTCGTTACCGGACCATGCGCCCCGGTTACCGGACCTTGCGGGCCGGCGCTCGTTACCGGACCATGCGCCCCTGTTACCGGACCATGACCGCAGATTCTGGTTCTCGGACCTTGACTGGGGGGCCGGCATATGGTATCGCGCGTGCGTTCCGCTACCCAGGCCCGGCAAGGGGGTTATCGGACCTCGTGGGGGGATGGGCGGAGTCTGCGGGTTGTCGGGGCTTGACGGCAAACCGTCGGACCAACCGGTTTGGATCCGCCCGTGGCGTAGTGTATCTTGTAGTGTCATGCTCGTCGCTCCCCGCGGGGGGGCCGGGGCCCGGGCTCGGGACCGATCGACGCGGGCGGACGACATACCGGGATCGGGCCTTCTCTCGCCTGCGACCTACGGACCGTCGCGGGCCCGGGAAGGCTCCGCGATCCCCGGGGCCGAATGCCGATGGTGTGTTCGCTATGCTCATGGTAGTGTTCTGCACTTGACGCTGAAGGTCTCGGGCCGATCCCGGGCGGGCTGTACCGACCATGCCCCGAGTGTAGGGACTCGGCGGGAGTGATAACCGTCGGGAAGGTACGGCCATCCGCGGGAGCGGAGGATGCAGTGCCCACTGCAGGGATCCAGTTATGGGCTAGGCGTGCGACCGCCTACCGTTGCAACCGCATCGGAATCGTCCTTGGACGCAAGTGTCGCCAGTGTCGTCCCTTCGGGGCGGTCCTGCCGTGACCATGCTGCCTTCGGGTGGCATGCAGCGGGGCTGATGCGAACGACGCTGCCAGACTCCGGCGTGACAACGCCATCGGTGCCTTCACGGGCGTCGGTGGCTTTTGTCGCGTCCGCAGTGGATGCGACGACCCTGTTCGCATGCCGGAGAGTTATCGTGACCAACGCCAACGCTACCGTGACCGTGACCCGTGACGCCACCGCTGACGATGCGGTGGTGCTCGGCGTCGTCTTTGATCGTCTCGCCAAGCGTGAGCGGGAGATGAAGGCGGCGACGCGGAAGGTGACCGACGGTTGGATCAAGGGTGACCTTGCCGACCTTCGTGCCTCCCGTGACGCCACCGTGGCCGCCTTCGACGCCGCCCTCGATGAGGCGTGGGAGGTCCTTCGTGGTCTCCCCGCGGGGACCGTGGCCCCCGGTGGGGCTACCCCGCAGACCGTGGCCCTGCAGTTCTTCAACCGCAATCTGAACCGGAGTCTGAACGCCCGGCTGACGGCGACCGAGGCCCGCAACATCAACAAGCGTTCCTTCGCCTGACTGCGGGGCCTTCGGCTCCTGACTGCACGACGACGGGGCTGCCGCCTTACCGGGCGGTGGCCCCCTTTCCATTCCCCCAACGGAGATGATGCCATGATGCGTGGTCATATTCTGAGGATGTCGGACCGTCGGGTCCAGTACGAAGCGTGGAAGCAGGACCGTCGTCAGGCCGCCCGTGACACCCATGGGGATGCGTGGACCGGCATGAATGCGAGTCTGCCGGACCCTGCGACGGTGTCGCGACAGGTGAACGCCGAGATCAAGCGGTACCTTGCCGCCCGGGAGGGACGATGAACGACTACCGTGACCAAATGAGGGTCCACCATCAGGCTCAGGCGAAGGAGGTCGCCGCACGGTTGCCCTCGCTTGCGGACAAACTGTCGACTGCCGTGGACCCGTGGGACCGCATGAGTGCGGCGACCGCGCTGGTCCAGGCCATCGAGGATGCGTTGCGGCATGCCAGGGCGGCGGCCTGCCTGTGCCACGGGGCTCTCGTGCTGGCCGAGCGTGACCGGGATGAGGCGGAGGGACGACATGGACTTTGACTACACCGTGCTGATTACCGGGGCTGCCATGCTGTCCCTGATTGCCGTGGCCCTCCTGGTGGTGGGCCTGTGGCTAGGGGGGAGGATGGCGGAGTGATGGACCTGAGACTTATCCGAATGGTGGTGCTGGCCTTCGTGTGCCTGTGCTGAGGCCACATGGTCCCCTTGTACCCCCTAAGGGGGCCATGCTCCCCCAAGGGGGTGCTGAGGAGTGAACGATGATGCGTGGAGACAACGCCATGATGCCTGAACGCAACGACCCTCATGCCGCCCCTCAGGGCCCCTCTGAGGGACAGCCCCACGTCCCCGCTAGGGGCCCTAGGAGCCCGCTGGAGGGACGCCAGTCTCCGGGTACCCTCCGGGCCGGGGAGATTGCTGCGGCCCGTCAGCGGGCCTCTGAGGCCCAGCAACGGGCCATGGGTGACCTGAGGGACAGCATCGACTACCTGAGGGTGTCGGTCAAGGCCCTGGTCCACGACCTGGAGGCCACCCGGAGGGAGAAGGCGGCCCTTGAACGGCAACTCAGGGACCTTCGGGGTTGGTAAGATAGGAAGAGTGACAGATAATGCGTGCTGGTAGGGGGAGTATGGCCCCCTAAGGGGGGTACAAGGGGACCATATGGACCCTGATACAACCCTCATGGCCCCCTAAGGGGGGTACAAGGGGACCATATGGACCCTGATACAACCCTCATGGCCCCTCATGGCCCCCTAAGGGGCCCCTTGGGGGCACCGTGACCCTCAACTTTCTTCAAGGAGTCGGGAATGAACACCCCTCTGCCCCTGTTTGTTGGTGAGCATGCCTACCGTGTTCACCGTGAGAAGGATGGCCGGTTCTCGGTCGAGCGTAGTCTCTTCCATGCCACCCGTGGCACCCCTCAGGATCGTGCCCGTCCCTGGACCACCCTGGAGACCCGGTTCAATACCCCACGTGAGGCCCACCAGCACGCCGTTTATCTGCTCGGCTGGGCCATTGGGCGCTTTGGCAACCTGATTACCGAGCAGGCCCGGCTCGGTGAGCTCATTGACGGAGATGACAATGCCTGACTACCGTGTTGACGTGTTCGTGGGGGAGCAAGCCTCCACTGACTTCCATGCCCGCAATGCCGCCATTGCCCAGCTCAGCAAGCTGTATGGCGGCGTGACCGTGACCAAGACCACGGGCGGGTGGGTGGATAACGACTACCCCGTGTACGAGTATGGCCGGTGCTTCACCGTGATCCTGACCGACGAGGACGAGTTCGAGATCCAGGCCGAGGCCCGGCACATCGTGCATCTGCTGGGCGAGTGCTTCCGCAAGGAGAAGGCGTTCACCTACGCCGTGTCCGACCTGCTCTTCGGCAAGACGGTGACGAACAGTGGCTACGAGGACCCCGACGAATGAGCATGCAGGAACGAGAGAAGGACATGCTCTCTTGCCGCCGCTCCCGACTGATCGATAAGGAGCAGCGCAAGGAGTTCGATGCCTACTACGGGGCCCCCAAGGCCACCCGTGGTCGCAGCCAGGCCGGCAAGGGGGATGTCCGCCGGCCCGAGGACATGGACCTGTACACCGCCGGGTACGAGATGACCTACGGCAAGACCACGGAGATTCGAGATGCCGCCAAGCGACGATGGTACGCCCTGCGGGGCATGCCGTGCCCCGATGAGTGACACCCCCGACGAATGGTACGACGCATGGGAGGCATACATTCAGGAGGATCCGGACGATGATTAGATCGTGTGACTTCTTCATCGAGATCGACGACTGGTTCTTCGACGACCCTGCTGGTTCTGCGCTGCAGGGCACGCTGAGTGGGCGGGCCATGGTCTACGTCGAGGACGACACCAACTACTCCGGGGTGGCCGGGCTGGATTACCTGTGGTTCGACGGGTCGGTGATCTACGGCCCGACGGGCGAGAACCAGCACGTCTTCCACATCTCCACGGCCGACAAGGACGTGATTGACTGGCTGATCGACGAGTTCGTGGGGTGGGACTGGGTGTATGAGCAGATCCAAGAGGAGTGCAACCATGTTTGATGACGACTGGCTGGAGGCGGCGTACGAGGACCGCTTCGAGTACTACGAGGAGTACGAGGACGACCGGGAACTGTACGAGCAGCGGCTGCTTGCCGAGGATCTGGAGGCTGATCTGGAGGACGAGTCGCCCGACGATGCCGAGGAGTGCATGTGATGAGGAGTTGGTACATGGTGGTGGTCGAGTCCGAGGAGATGGTGACGTACCGCCGGACGTATGTCATCGAGGCCGAGTCGCCCGAGGAAGCCGAGGAGATTGCGACCGCCGACGAGGTGGACGCCGGCTACACGGAGGAGTTGTTCGGTGAGACCTCCGATCGTTTCATCGTGTCTGTCAAGGAGGTCGTGTGATGGCTGACAACGAGGAGCGGCTGCGTCGAGTGATTGATCTGATGCTGGAGACCGTGAGACCCAAGCCGCCCCGACCGTGCGACTGCGATCGGTGCGACTGCGGGAACATGGGCGACTACGCCAAGGTGGTCGCGTACGACTCCGACCAGCACATGTACGAACGACTGTGCGAGATCGCAAACAAGGAGCAGCAGCCGCCAGCGGTCGAGGTCACTCCGCCAGAGTTGACTATGCGCGAGATTAGAGATCGGGCCGTCCACGAGATGACAGCGAAGATCAACTATCGCTTGAACGCCGCACTTGTGTCCGAGATCGAGGCAATCGCCCGCCGAGTGTATCACGAGGAGCAGCAGCCGTGACAGTGTATGTGGTGATCGAAGAACGCCCCGACGACGGTGAGATCCTCGGTGTCCACTCGGTGTGGACCCGAGAGGAGGACGCCAGGGAATGGTGCGAAGTCATCAAGAAGGAGAGCCGTCTCCCCCTCTGCTATCCGGTGGATGCCGACTACCTCGCGTTCGAGCTGAGAGGAAGCCGTGACCATATGGAGCGTGACTGATGCCACAGGATGACCCGACCATCAAGTTTATCGAGAAGCAAGAGAATCCCGTCTGGGCTCTTGTGTTCACCAAGAACGACGCATCGTTTTACGATGAGGATGACAACCTCATCGAGCTGACCGACGAGCAGTGGGAACGAGTCATCAAGATGATGGACAAGGTGTTTCCAATGGACAATGCGTGGGAGGTCCTGCACGGGTGCATCAGGGAGGTGCAGCCGTGAGCCTGCCGTGGCTGGTGTGTGATGTACAAGGAGACCATCCGATGATGCGACTGGGACAGCACGAGTTCGAGATGATGAGTGGCAAGCTGCCATATGGGTACGAGTGGGGAGCCCATTGGTCCATGAGCGACGGCTCGGCCTCGGGCTACTGGCTGATCGACACCATCTCCAATCTGGCGCTGAAGGTGCGGGTCGAGCCGATCTACGACGGTCGGTTGTTCAACAAGATCCGCGATGACATGGAGAAGGCCATGCTTCAGTACGGACAGTACGACGAACGGGAAGGAGACCAAGCATGAACCCGCCGACTACCCTTCTACGACTTGCCCGTGAGGGCTTTGACTATCGCCACTGGTACGAGCAGGCCCGTGACGAGATCGCTCACTGCTGCATGCTGCAACGGTGGGACCCCAATCGCTTCACCGACATCCTCGCCATCACCTCTCCCCGTGTCGCCGTGCGTCGCAACGTGCGGCTGACCATTGGCTACATGATGACGGGGAGGCTTCCCGAAGATGTCATCCGCAGCACCCACGCCGCCCTCGCCCACTACGAGGAGACCGGGGAGATCCGGGGCCCCAAGACCTCGGCCTTCGGCGCCGCCCTCAAGGGTGACCTCGACGCCGTGGTGCTCGATACCTGGATGGCTCGTGCCCTCGGCGTGCCGCACTCGGCCTTCGGCAAGCGGCGCATCCGTGAGTCCGCCGCTCGTCGCATCCGTTTCACCGCCCACCTTGCCGGCCTGATGCCCGCCCAGATGCAGGCCGCCGTGTGGGCCGGAGCTGTCAAGCGTGCCGGCCGCAACGTTCCCGGCATCCACGTTTCCGAGGAGCTGTACTCGCCCCTCATCCCTGTGACCAAGGAGATTGTCTAATGGGTACCACTGCCACCACCCCCGCAGGCACCGTCATCGAAGATATCATCACCCCCACCACCATCACCGGCGGCAACTACCCGCAGCGAGCGGTTGCCCCCACCCACACGGCGGTGGAGATCGGGCTGATCCGCCACGGCAGCAACACGATCGACCGTGTGATCGTGGACCTGCCGACCCAGAAGCTGCTCAACGGGAGAAAGGTGTGGAACGTCCGCACCACCCGCCTCAACCGCTTCATGAACCTGCTCCATGCCTACGCCAAGGAGCAGCACGGGTACGACCCTGCGGTCGAGACCCTCACCTTCATCCGCATCTTCCCCAACTGACCTTCGCCTCTCCCATGCGGGGCGGCTCGGCCTTCGGGTCGGGCCGCCCTTTCCGACTGGAGGTGACCCCTGCGACACTGGAACAGCCTGACCGCTGACCAGCGTGCCGTCCTGTTTGCTGAGCAGGACGAGCGTGAGATCCGTTCCATCGACCTCGGCATCGCCCGTTTCAAGGAGGAGTGTGCCCGACAACCCGCCAGCCAGTGGCCCATGGCCCGTCGCCTGTTTGCCGCCGCTCTCGACGACATGGTGGAGGGCATCGAGCAGGCCCGCATGCAGATCCAGCAGGGCCAGTCACTCAAGGGGGCGACGGGGTGGGGCATCCCCTTCCTCGTCATGGACCCCGGTGTGCTGGCTCTCGCCACCCTGAGCGGCCTGCTCGACTACTCGGCCATGCGCCGTGACGGCTCCCCGTTCTCCGCCATCCAGGCCGTCATCAACCTCGGGGACCGAGCCGAGCAGGAGTGGCACTTCGCCCTTCTGCGTGACGAGGCCCCCAAGCTCAAGGCCGTGCTGGACCGGCGCGTCAAGACCTGGAACCGACGCACCATGTACCGGGCCCGCAAGGCCATGGGAGACCTCGGCAAGCCGTGGCCTGCCAAGGCCAAGCGCCTCACGGGATCCAAGCTGCTGGAGATCGCCGTCGAGCGCAGCGGGATCTTCACGATCCGCCACTGGCGAGCGGGCGTCAAGGAACGTTGCACCGTCCACCTCACCGACGAGGCCGCCGATTCCCTGCACGAGCTGACGGAGGAGACCGCCATCCTACGTCCCGTGTGCCAGCCCATGCTCACCCCGCCCGACCCGTGGGCTGCCGGCGAGCGCGGCGGGTACCGTCTACTCAAGCCCTACTACCCCATGGTCATCCCCCGGGGCGACCACCCCGTCGCCGACGACCACGGCCCCGACGTGTACGAGGCCCTCAACGTGGTGCAGCGCACCGAGTGGCGGATCAACGCCCCGGTGCTGGACACCATGCGCCGGGTGTGGGAGGCGGGCGGCGGCTGGGCAGGGCTCCCCCACGCCGTCAACGAGGGGATGTCCGAGCCCTTCCCGGTGAACGGCACCGAGGCCGAGAAGTCGGCGTGGAAGTTCCGGGCCAGCCATGTCCACCGCCGCAACGCCCGCGCCATGCAGAAGCGCCTCGTGCTGCTGTACACCCTGGTGCAGGCCGACGAGCTGCGCGACCGGGTGTTCTACTTCCCGCACCGCTTCGACTTCCGGGGCCGCCTGTACCCCATGTCGGGGCACCTGCACCCCCAGTCCAGCGACCTCGCCCGTGGCCTGCTCCGCTTCCACGAGGCCAAGCCCCTCGGCGAGCGGGGCTGGTGGTGGCTGCGGGTCCAGTTTGCCAACTGCTGGGGCGTGGACAAGGTGTCCTTCGCCGAGCGGGTGGCGTGGACCGACCACAAGCTGGTGGAGATGGCTGCCCGCCAGCCCCCGGGCATCGACCCCTTTGAGATCAAGGAGCTGTGGGCCGGGGCCGACGACCCGTGGCAGGCGCTGGCCTGCCTGCTGGAGATGGACGCCGCCACCAGCTACCCCGGCGGGGTCCACGCCTACCCCTCGACCCTGCCCGTCTCCATCGACGGCAGCAACTCCGGGCTCCAGCACTTCTCGGCCATGCTCCGGGATCCTCACGGTGCCCAGCTTGTCAACCTTGCCCCGTCTGCCCAGCCCTCAGACGTGTACCGGGTGGTGGCGGACGACGTGAGGCGGGCCGTGGAGAGTGACGCAAAAGGTGCGCTGGTACCAGACACTACCATCGACGACCTGCCCCGCCAGTGGCTGGAGCAGGGCATCGACCGGAAGCTGTGCAAGCGCCCGACCATGACCTACTGCTACGGCGTCACTCAGCGAGGTCTGATGGACGCCCTCGTGGCCGACGGCTTCGTGGACTGGGCCGAGAACCAGCACGCCGCCGTGACCTACATCGGCCGCAAGGTATGGGCCGCCATCCGGGATAACGTGCGGGCCGCCGCCGACGCCATGGACTGGCTGCGGGCCGCGGCCTCCATCGCCAACCGGCACGGCCTGCTGCTGGAGTGGACCACCCCGGACGGGTTCCGGGTCCGCCACCCCTACCTCGTCCCGTCCGTGACCACCGTAAAGTGCATGAACATGACACTGAGGGCGGCGGTGACCGGCGAGGACCCCAGCGTGCGGGCCCACGTCCAACGCAACGCCCTGCCACCCAACTTCGTCCACTCGCTGGACGCCACACACCTCCGCATGACGGCGGTGGCCGGTGCCGTCCACGGCATCACCTCGTGGATGATGATCCACGACTCGTTCGGCACGCACGCCGCCGACGTGGACGAGCTGGCCGTTACCCTGCGAGAGCAGTTCATCAAGCTGTACACCATCGATGTCCTTGATCGGCTCCGTCAACAGGTGACTGAGCTGACCGGCGAGGACCCGGGTTCGCCTCCGGAAATGGGCGCCTTTGACTTGGAGCTGGTTCGGGATGCCCAGTACATTTTCTCCTGAGGTGGTCTTGGTCCGCTGGATCGACTCGGCCTCTGAGGTGGGCACGGCCTGGAACGACCTGAAGGTAGCGCTGAGAGCGCTCAAGAACAGTGAGTACCCCCATGACATGATGTGCGAGACCGCCGGCTTCGTCCTGTGGGAGAATGATCAGGCCATCGCCATCACGCTGTCCATGACCCACCACGAGTGCGGCCCTTACATCCTGATCCCCAAGGTAGCCATTCTTTCCAAGACACCACTGCATGCAGAGGAGACCTATGACTGACCGACCGATTCGCATCTACATCGCAGGCCCGATGACCGGCCTGCCCGACTTCAACCGGGCGTCGTTCACCTACATCTGGAACCGGCTCACGCGCCTCGGCTACGAGGTGGTGTCTCCCCACTTCCTTGAGTCGGTGATCGAGATTGACACCCGATCCAAGAGGGGCCAGGGTGCGGTGTACCGCTACGCCCTGCCCATGGATCTGTTCGCCCTGTCGTCCTGTGACTTCGTCGTGGCGCTGCCCGGCTGGGAGCGGAGCAACGGGGCCAACTTCGAGAAGCACGGTGCCGACCTCATGGCCATCCCGTGGGTCGCCCCCGACTACACCTCCGACGAGTTCCCCGGCGGCCTCGACCAGTACACCGACGAGGTCGTGGACCTCCTGCTCGACCTCCAGATGGAGGCCGCCAAGTGAGCCGAGTACTGGTCATCGGCGACGTGCACGAGCCCTGTGTCCACCCCGGGTACCTCCGGTTCTGTCAGGACACCGCCGCCAAGCACGACTGCAACGAGGTCGTGTTCATCGGGGACGTGGTGGACTGGCACGGCGTGAGCTTTCACGCCAAGCACCCGGCCGCCCCCGGCCCCAAGGACGAGTACGAGCTGGCGATGGAGGGCGTGGCCCGCTGGAGGGACGCCTTCCCCGATGCCACCGTCACCATCGGCAACCACGACGAGCGCCTTGTCCGTCTGGCCGAGTCCGTCGGCGTCCCTGGCGGCATGCTGCGGGACTACGAGGACATCTGGAAGACGCCCGGATGGCGGTGGGCATTCGACTACATGAATGACGGGGTCTATTACTTCCATGGCACGGGCCGGTCCGGACAGAACCCGGCCTACAACGTCGCCAAGGACATGGGCCAGTCCGTGGTCATGGGGCACGTCCATTCCGTGGGTGGCATCAAGTGGATGTGCAGCCCCGTGGATCGCCGCTTCGGCCTCGACACCGGCTGCGGCGTGGATGACCGCCTGTTCGCTTTTGCCTACGGCCGACACATCAAGAAGAAGTCCGTGCTGTCCTGCGGCGTCGTCCTCGACGGCGTCGGTCAGCACATCATCATGCCAGCGGGGCGTGGTGAAACCTACGACCGAGCCCGGTTCCCCGAGAACCCGCTCATCAAGTACAGTCGATAAGGAGAGTCTGCATGGCTAATCAGTCTGGTGCCACCGTCGAGCGTCTGGGCCGCCTCCGTACCCCCAAGGGCATGGCCGCCTTCGCCTACCTCAAGAAGCCCGACACCTCGTTCAACAAGCGCCGCCACCGCATCACGGTGGTGTTCGACAAGAACGACCCGGAGTACACCGCGTTCGCCAACCGTCTCGTGCAGCTGGCTACGGACGCCGGGCTCCCCAAGAAGGCCGTGCCGATCAAGGCCGCCAACGAGCGCCTTGCCGAGACCCTCGACATCGAGGTGGGCACGCCCTACATCGAGTGCGAGTCCAAGATCAAGGAAGGACAGCCCGACGGCGAGGTCCCGATCTTCAACGCCAAGGGTTATCTGGACGACTCGCTTGACGTGTGGGGTGGCGACCTTGTCCGTCTTGAGGTGAGCGCCGCCAAGTGGGAGATGTCCGCCGGCAAGGGCCTGAAGCTGTACCTCAATGCCGCGCAGCTGCTGAAGTCCAGCGGCGGCGGGCAGAAGGGTTCGACCTTCGGCGTCGAGACGGAGTTCCTCAACGAGGACTCGCCCACCGCCGACGACACCGTGGGATCCACGCTTGCTGATGAGGGGTCCGACATCAGCGAAGACGACCTGCCCTTCTGATGCACGTCACTGAGTATCCCGACGGAACCCTTGCCTTCCGTATCGACGTGGCCCCGACTCCGGCATCCAGACCCCGGGTGACCAAGCAGGGCTGGACGTACTACGGAAAGCGATACAAGGACTTCCGCGCGGCCGTCTCCGAGTGGGCCAAGGAGTGGGAGTATCCCCCGCTCCGAGGCCCGCTGGAGGTGGAGACGTGGCTGTACGTCCAGCGCCCCAAGACCACCGAACGACAGTGGCCGAGGGGCGACAACGACAACTACGAGAAGGCGGTGTGGGATTGTCTGAACGGTATCGTCTGGGAAGACGACGACCAGATCGTGGACAACCGCACCCGCAAGAGGTTCACACACACCGACCCGTGCATCATCATAATCGTACGACCTGTAGAGACCTTCGATGAATGAGCCCGATCTCATGAAGGCCTTCCTTGACGCCTATGAGGAACAGGTACTGGCCAGAAAGATGGACCTGATGTCCGACATAGTGGCCGCATTCATGGCCCGCTATCGGCTCGACCCGGCCGATTGCGTTCTCGTACACCACACCGGCCCGGATGGGGATCGCATCTGGGTCGAAAAGAAGGGGCCCTATGACCGCGCTAACGAAGGAGCCATGTCCCCGATGCCGGGAGAATGGTGACGACCGGAGCGGCGACAACCTCGTCGTCTATTCGGAAGGGCGTGGCGCCCACTGCTTTGCCTGTGGCTTCCACGTTCACGGGAACGGCAATGCCGCCGACAGGGCGCCCGCCTCGGAGCAGCTTACCCGCCCCCTCAAGGGGCAGGTGATGCCTCTTGCCCATCGCAAGATCGGCGAAGACACCACCCGCATGTACGACTACCGCCTGGCCAAGATCAATGGCGAGGTGGTAGAGGTGGCCAACTACTTCCGGGACGGCACGCTCATAGCCCAGCACACACGGGGCAAGGGCAAGCAGTTCCGGTGGAAGGGCGACACCGACAATCTGCCGCTGTTCGGCCAGCACCTGTGGTCCGGGCAGGGCAAGCGCATCGTGGTAACGGAGGGCGAGATCGACTGCATGTCGATTGCGGCCATGTGGCAGAACCGCTGGCCGGTCGTGTCGCTGCCCAACGGAGCCTCGCACGCCGAGAAGGCGATCCGCACCAACTTCGACTTCCTGTCCGGGTACGACGAGATCGTGCTGGCGTTCGACAACGACGAGGCGGGCCGCACCGCCGCCGTCAAGTGTGCGGACCTCTTGCCGCCGGGCAAGGCCCGCATCGCCAGCCTGCCCTTCAAGGACGCCAACGAGTGCCTCCTCAAGGGCAAGACCAAGGAGTGCATCCAAGCCCTCTGGGAGGCGCGCACCTACCAGCCCGACGGGATCCTGCACGCCAGCGACATCACGGAGAACGACCGCCCCAAGCAACAGGCGTGGTCCTTCCCGTGGGCGTGCCTTACCAAGACCCTCATGGGTCAGCGCTCCGGCGAGATGACGCTGTGGGCGTCGGGCACCGGCTCCGGCAAGTCCACGATCATCCGTGAGCTTGCCTACCACCACCTCCTGCGTGGCCGCCGTGTCGGCATGCTCATGCTGGAGGAGGCTCCGGCAGAGACGCTGGACGATCTGATCGCCCTGCGCCTCAACAAGCCCGTGCGGCAGATCGTGGCCGCCCGGGAGCTGAACGCCCTGCTCCAGTCCGAGGGCTCCGACACCCTCGACTTCGGCATTGCCGACGACCTGACTGACGAGCAGTACGCCGAAGCCAAGAAGTTCTTTGGCAACCTGCCCCTGTACATCTACGACCACCACGGGACCAACGAGTTCGGCAACGTGCTCGCCCGGGTCGAGTACATGGCACAGGCGCTGGCCTGCGACGTGGTGTTCATCGACCACGTCACCGCCATGGTTGCCGGCATGGACCGCAACGGCAGCGAGCGCGAGGCCATCGACAAGACCATGAAGGACCTCCGGTCCGTGGTCGAGCGCACTGGTGTCCATATCGACATCGTGTCGCAGCTCAACCGCCTCGACGGCAAGTCCGCCGAAGAGGGCGGGCAGATCTCGCTCAAGAATCTGCGCGGCTCCGGGTCACTCGGCTCGGTGTCCAACTCGGTCATCGCCATCGAGCGCGACCAACAGGCCGAGGACCCAGAGGATCGACGCATCATCAAGGTGCGCAGCCTCAAGGGCCGCTTCACCGGCAACACCGGCGTGGCGGGCTACCTCAAGTACAACCCCTTCACTCGCCGCCTCGAAGAGGCCGAGTGGACCGAACCCATTGGAGACAAGCATGACCCCGGACAGTCCTTCCAGCCAGAGCCCGAAGTCCTCGACGGAATCCTCCCAGACGAGGCCGAAGTTCCCGGCCGTGCCGCCGTTGCGCATGGTGTGTGACCGTATGCCGGACGGCTTCGTCGCCAGCCAGTTCAACGAGAAGGAGATCAACATCAGGGTCGCCCACCTCACCAATGCCGTGTCGGAGCTGTACGACCGAGTGTCTCAGCTGATCGAGCGCGTCAACCGGGGATCCTGATGTCCACCCTCGTCTTCGACATCGAGGCCGACGGCCTGAGCGAGCTGACCCTTGACCGCAAGGGTCGGCCGCTCCCCGAGTGCCGCAAGGTCCACCTCTTGGTGGTCCGATCCTACCCCGATGGCGAGACGACGGTCTACCGGCGCAACGACTCCGAGGACACCATTGCCGAGGGGTGGAAGCGCCTGTGCGCCGCCGACCTCATCATCGGACACAACATCATCCAGTACGACCTCACCGTGTTGCGCCGCCTGTATGGTGGCGACATCACCGGCACGGTGTACGACACCCTCGTGGCCGCTCGCCTGCTCTGGCCCGACCGCAAGAACCACCCGCACGGGGGCAACTCCCTCGATGCGCTGGCCAAGGCGGCGGGCCGAACCACCAAGGGCGAGTACACGGGGACGTGGGACGAGTGGACGCAGGAAATGGAGGACTACTGCGTTCGGGACGTGGCGGCCAGCACGGCCGTGTACGAGTTCATCCAGCCTAAGGCGGCCGAGTTTCTCCCCGCCCTCAAGCTGGAGCATCGGGTCGCCCGCATCCTCGCCCAGCAGATGGACAATGGCGTTTCGATCGATGTCGATGCCGGGGAGCGCCTGATCGAGCAGCTGGTGCTGGAACAGGCCGAGTGCTACGACCAGCTGCAAGCCGTCTTCCCACCCCGTGTGGAGACCATGCGCGCCCGGTGGTGGCAAGGACCGGACGGTGAGTTGTATGAGACCAAGAAGGAGGTGTGCAAGGACCTTGCCTTCTTCCTCGTCAAGGGCCCGCACCGCACCAAGGAGCATCCGTTCAACCCCGGATCGTCCAACCAGATTGCGGACCGCCTGCATCAGAAGTACGGGTGGGTGGCGCCCCGCACCGATGCGGGCAACGCCTCCGTGACCGAGGACGTGCTGATGAGTCTCGACTTCCCCGAGGCGGCGCTGCTCCTGCGGTACCAGCTGGCAGGCAAGCGCCTCCAGCACTTGGAGGACTGGGTGACCCGAGCTCGGCACAGCCGCACGCCCGGCCGCATCCACCCCTACATCAACACCTGCGGCGCTGCGACGGGCCGCATGACTCACTCGCAGCCCAACCAGACCGCCTGCCCCAAGGTCCAGAAGGGTCCCGACGGGCCCCTCATGGGCTACGCCGGGCGCTACGGCTGGGAGTGCCGCTCACTGTGGACACCCCGCTCGGGGTGGCTCATGGTCGGCGGCGATGCCAGCGGCCTGGAGCTCCGGATGCTGGGCCACGCACTGGCCCGGTGGGACGACGGCGAGTACGCCCGACAGGTGGTGGACGGAGATGTCCACACCGTGAACATGCAGGCTGGCGGGCTGATGACTCGTGCCCAATCCAAGGAGACCTTCTACGCCTGGATCTACGGCGCTGGTGACGAGAAGCTCGGAGAGACCATAGCCGACCACCAGTCGCTGACTCGGGAGCAGCGCGCCAAGTACGGGGCGAGGAGACGCGCCAACATCGGGGCCACCTTCAAGGCCCGGGTCAAGCGCAACATCCCGGCCCTCGGCAAGCTGATCGAGTGGTGTCAGGAGCAGGCCGCCACACAGAAGTGCCTGCCCCTGCCGGATGGCCGCCTGGCCCCCGTGCGATCCCAGCACGCCGCGCTCAACACCCTGCTCCAGGGCTCCGGGGCCATTGTCATGAAGCTGGCACTGGTCCTGCACGAGCACGCCCTGCGCGAGCGGGGCTGGAGGTGGGGCCAGGACTTCGGCTACATGCTGAATGCCCACGACGAGTTCCAGCTTGAGACCCGCCCCGAGATTGCCGAGGAGGTGGGAAGATTGATCCCGTGGTCAATCAAGGAGGCGGGCAAGCGCCTCAACATCCTGTGCCCCCTTGACGGCGACTATGCCGTGGGGGCCTCATGGGCAAGCACTCACTGATGCTACCTACCAAGGACCCCGTATCGTGGCAGGAGCATGTGAATGCCCTGCAAAGAATATCGGATCTCGAAGGGCGGCTAGACGCCATCACCGAAGAGCGGGACAGAGAGCGCGCCCTGCGTGCTGTTGACGCCGCAGAAGTAGGCAGACGCCTCACACGCCTTGAGGCGAACATCAAGTTCCATCGATCGTGGTGGGACAATGTCATCCTCTGGTGGCGCTCGGCCTGATACTGAAAGGACAAACACTCATGCGTATCGTTGCCTTTGGCGGACTCGCTCAAGCGGGCAAGTCCACCGCAGCCGGGATGCTTGCTCGCACGGCGTTCGAGAACGGCTACACTCCCAGGATGGAGCGTTTCGCCGGGCCCCTCAAGGATGCCTGTACCGCCCTTGGTGCGGACAAGGATGAACGCCCCGACCTGTACCGGAAGTTCTGCCAGTACGTCGGCGGCAACTTCCGGGATCCCGAGTTTTCCCCGCCCCACACCGGCCCGAACTACTGGGTCGAGCTGACGGATACCCGTTTCCGGAAGCTGGAGGAGGCAGAGCTGGAAGACCGAGGCCACGACAACTGGCACGAGACGCTCGTGATCGTGGACGACGTGCGCTACCAGAACGAGATCGACCTGATCCGCAAGTGGGGCGGCACTCTCGTGTTCATCGACGGGTGGCGCCGGCTTGGTCTCCCGACCGACCCCGAGCAATGGGACAAGTGGCGGCGCGATCCCTCCGAGGATCTGGCCATCAACTACTCGCTGCTCAAGGAACCGGACCAGACGTTCGACTTCATCGTGACCAACAACGGCTCCGCGGCGGAGCTGGAAGAGATCGTGCAGGCCATGCGCGCCCAGTGGTGCGGGGAGATCGCCTCGGATCGTGCCCGTGAGTGAGTATCATGTCGCCCGCACGGCCCTCATCGACGCAGACTACCTCGCCCACGAGGCGGCGGCATGGGCTCACGCCACGCAGGCCGACGCCTTCGACCTGATGGAGCGGGTGCAGGCCACGGTCAAGGGGTGGGCGGCGCAGGCGTGCTGTCGCTTCTGGGTCGTCCTGTACTCCGACAGCCGAGAGAACAACTTCCGGCGCGACCACTACCCCCTGTACAAGGCGCACCGCACCGGCGACCCTCCAGCCATGCTGGAGATCGCGCGGCAGTGCATCCGGGACATGAGCGCCCGGACCTACACCGCCCCTCGCCTGGAGGCCGACGACCTCATGGGGATCATGGGCACCAACGGCCGGATCGAGAACCCGGTGCTGGTGACGCGGGACAAGGACCTGCGACAGATCCCGGGGTGGCACCTCAACCCGTACACCGAGGACTTCCCGGTCTACGTCTCCCGCCGGGAGGCCGACCTCAACTTCTGCGCCCAGTGGCTGCAAGGGGACGCCGTGGACGGGTTCCCGGGCATCAAGGGCGTGGGCCCCAAGCGGGCCCGCAAGATCATCGGAGACCCCGACTCGCTGCGCTCGGCCTACCGACGCTGCGCCGAAGCGTACGAGGAGGCAGGCAAGAGCCGGGACCAGTGCCTGGCCCAGGCCCGCTGCGCCCGCATCCTCCGGGCCTGCGACTGGGACCCTGACGCCCGTGTGGCGGTGCCGTGGACCCCGGAGCGCTCCCTGGAGCAGGAAGGCGACTGGAATGAGTGACACAAAAAGAGTACTGAATCCAGAAATCACGCTTTGTGTCTACGCCCTAGCCCCTGTACCCAGCAAGACCCCTTGGTGGGCACGCAAGGCCAAGCTTACCTATTCTCACATCTGCCTCTCGCTGGAGGATGTGGTGTGGGAGCAGGGCATGGGGCAGCTCAGAGGGGTCCGAGGCCGGGCCTTGCGCGCCGGGGACTGGGCGCGCAGCGCTTTCTCCACCCGTCGGGCCTTCAAGGCCGTGGCTGTGGAGTTTACGGCCACGCCCCAGCAGATGCAGGCCTTCCGGCAGGCGGCCCAAGACATCGCCAAGCGGAAGAGCCAGCCGCTGAGGACCGTCCTGCGGTACCTCGGGCTGTGGCCCGTCCCGGCCTGGAACTGCACTTCGCCCGTGAGGGTACTGTTTGGTGCCCTGGGGCACACGCTGAAAGGAGAGCTGCCTGATGACCTCATCCGAGAGATCGAAGCCCTGTCCGCCGATTCCGACTGCTTTGATGGAGTGGCTGGAAGACTGGGCTGACCGGCAGGCCGCGAACGCCGGGCGTGCCCGGGCACGAAACAGTGACGGCGCCCTCATGGCTCTGTACACTCAGGCGGGAATCGACGCAACCGTCGGAGCCCTTCGCACCGCACATCGAATCCAGAACCCCAAGGAGTCTTCCAATGGCGGAGATTCAGTCGGGCGGAGAAACCGTCACTGGCCTCCCCCTCCCTCACGAACAGGAAGCGCTGATCCGCGCACAGAACGCCCGACGCCTCGCGCGCCGTAGGCAGGCCGCCGCCCTGGCCCTCCAGGTGCAGCAGACCAGCGCCGAGGATCTGAGCCGCTTCGGTGAACGCCGACAGGTCGGAGGCACCTTCGAGTCGCTGCAGGCCGTGCCTGAGCGTGAAGTTGCGCCGTTCGAGCAGCTGAGCTTGGAGGACCTCGCCGGGTTCTTCCAGCAGCTCTCGTTCGACCCCGAAACCATCAATCTGGGCTCGTCGCAGTTCTTTACTTCGTTCGGACCCGGCGTGCTGGGGCTGACCTGATGACCATTCGCGAAGAGTTTTACCGGCTGGATCAGGACCGAAGCTACGCCCTCTACCGAAAGCGCGAGTGCAGCTCGTTCACGATCCCGTCCTTGCTGCCGTACGAGGGCAAGTCGATCCACACGGATCTGCCCGTACCGTTCAGCATGCTGCCGGCCGAGGGCACGAACGCCCTCGCATCCCGGATCACCAGCGTCGTATTCCCGCTCAACGGTCAATCGATCTTTGAGCTGCTCATCGACTCCCCCGTGGCCCCTCAGGGCCGCGACGACACGGAGCTGGCCGCCAGCCTTGCCCGCCTTGAGATGCGGGTCATGGACGAGCTGGCTCCCACGAACCTCCGGTCTGCCGTACACCTGGCCATCAAGCACGCCATCGTGGTCGGAGACTGCGTCGTTCACATGGACGACAACCTAAACTTCCGGGTGTTCCGCTTCGATCAGTTCGTGGTCCGCCGCAAGCACGAGGGGGATTGGTTCGAGCTGATCCTGTGCGAGGCCGTGATCCCCGACGAGGAGCCCAACCTCCCCAAGGGCGGCACACCCAACCCGTCGTCTCCGCCGTACGTCTACCGATCGTCCCATGGGGAGGACTGGGAGGCCCTGTACACCAAGGTCACTAAGCTGCCCAACGGCAAGGTCGAGGTGGTGCAGGAGTTCCGCGACGAAGAGATTGGACGCAAGGTCCACGACGTGTCGCCCTACTTCCCGGTTCGCTGGGGTGGCGTGGCCGGTGAGCCCTACGGCGTCTCCCTCGTGGAGGACACCATGGGCGACATCCGGGCCCTCGACGCCCTTGCCGCCGCCCTGCTCGACGGGGTCATGCTCAACGCCGAGTATCGGTGGGGCGTGAACCCGGCAGGCATCACCGACATCGAGGACCTCAAGCGGTCCATCAACGGTGACTTCGTCCCGGCCTCGCCCGGCGACGTGTTTCCTCTCCAGTTCCAGAACGCCGCACAGGTGCAGGCGACCTTCTCGGCCCTCGCTCACCGCGAGCAGGTGGTCGGCCGCCGGTTCCTGATGAACAGCGCCGTGCAGCCCCAGGGCGAGCGCGTGACCGCCAGGCAGGTCTCCCTCCTCGCGCAGGAGCTGGAGGGCCAGCTGGGTGGTGTGCTGTCCATGATCGCACGCGAGCTGCAAGAGCCCATCCTTCGACGGGTGCTGTACGTCATGAGCCGCCAGCTGGCGGACAATGGCCAGCCGAAGCTGCCGCGGGAGGTCGTGGATCAGATCAACAAGGCGGGCGGGTTCGTCAAGATGCGGATCCGAGCCGGCCTGGAGATCCTGAACCGCGAGGCCGAGCGAGAGAAGCTGGACGCCGCCATCGAGCGGATGCGCAACCTGCCGCCCGAGGCGCTGGCGGTCCTCAACTGGACCGCTATCGCGCGCGACTGGTGGCAGTCGATGGGTCTTGAGACGGAAGGCCGCGTCAAGACCGAGGAACAGCTCCAGCAGGAGCAGCAGGCCGCCCAGCAACAGGCCATGGCCCAACAGGCCGCCATGATGGGCATGCAGGCCGGCATGAACCAACCCCCTGAGGAGAACGCATGACCGACGAACAGAATCCGGCCCCCGATCTGGGGACCCCTGAGGGCCGCGCCGAGGCGTCGGTCCGATTGGCGCTCAACAACCCCTCGCAGGTCCCGGCCAAGTTCCGGGGAGAGGACGGCACCATCAACGTGGACGCCCTCCTCGGCTCGTACCTTGAGCTGGAGCGCCGCCAGGGCGGTGAGCCCGTCAACGTGGTCCGTGAGGCGCCGCGAGCTCCCGAGCCCGCCCCTGCGCCCGCCCCTGCGCCCGCCCCCGAGCAAGGGACCTTTGCCGATGCGCTGAACGACGCCCCTCGCGTCGAGCCCAATCAGGCCTGGGACGCGCTGAGGAACGAGATCGCCACCACGGGCTCGATCAGCGACCAGACTCGGGAGCAGCTGCGCCAGCTGGGCGTCCCGACCGAGGTGGTGGAGAACACTGCCGCCGGTCTCAGGGCCAAGCAGCAGGCCGACATGGCCCGCGCGGCCGAGCTGGTCGGCGGCAAGGAGACTCTTGACGCCACCCTGAGCTGGGCCAAGCAGAACATGAGCGCCGAGCAGCGCAAGAGCCTCCTCAGGGACCTCCAAGGCCCCAATGGAGAAATGATTCTCATTGGCCTCAAGGAGCGCGCCCGCACTGCCGGCGCCTTCGGAGAGTCCGGCACGCTGGTCGAGGTCAATGGCGGCGCAATGCCGTCGGCCAACAGCCAGATCAAGCCCTTCCGCGATGCGGCCGAGCGCCAGGCGTGGATGTCCGACCCCCGTTACCGCACCGATCCCGACTATCGGGCGCTGGTGTACAAGCGGCTCGGCATGAACACCGGCCTCGATCCGTCCGTGTACGATCAGGGCATCATCACTTGATGGTTTGCGCGGTAGCTCAATGTAGAGCGCCTGGATGCTAGTCTGGGGATGCGGGTTCGACTCCCGCCCGCGCTATTACACAGCCCCCACGAACCGGAGCATGGCCGCACAGCGCCCCAGCCCAGAGCCTCGTGGAGAGTAGGCCCCATCGAGGCCCGCATGGTGCGGACAACCTCATTACAAGGACAACCTGCAAGGCAAGGACACTTAGTACAAGGAGAAGCCAATGTCGGCTAACTCCAACCCGATCCGTTTTGGATCGAACAGCGCCCTTGGCGTTCCCGCTTACGACGATCTTTACCTTCCTGTCTTCGGCGGGGAAGTTCTTACTCGCTTCAACGAGTACGTCTACATCAGCCAGATGGTGAAGCGGGCCAACATTGCCAGCGGCAACACTGCGCGCTTCCCGCGACTCGGCGGTATCGGCGCTGAGCGGCACGGTGTCGGCACCAAGCTCCTCGGCCTGGACAGCGAGCAGACCGAGCTGACCATCACGCTGGACGAGCGCCCGCTCGTGAGCCACTTCCGGCTCGACGACATCGACCAGATGATGAGTCACTTCGAGACTCGCTCCGAGATGGCCGCTCAGGCCGCTCAGGCTCTCGCGGAGGCCCAGGACCGCTACACCCTGCGGCTCCTCATCAACGCTTCGCGCGCGACCCCGGCCTCGACCTTCGGCGGCACCGGCTCCAACTTCCCCGGCGGCGGCACCGACGGCGCAGGCACTGCCCGAGCCATCGACTTCCAGCCCACGGCTGGCACCCGTCCCACCGACGACCAGATTGGTGCGTTCCTGACGGGTCTCGACCTGAACATCGAGCGCTGGGACCAGCTCCGCGTGCCCTTCGTGGGACGCAACTGCGTCGTGGACGTCCCGGCGTGGCACGGCATCCGACAGTTTGGCTCGCCCCGAGGGGCCACGGATCTCAACAACGGCCGGACCCCCCTCTTCATGGAGAATGAGGGCAAGTACGGCCCGTCGGGCGGCCAGGAGCAGTTCGGCCCCGGCGCGGTGCCGATGTTCCCGTCCGCGATTTCGTACAACGGGATCAGCATTTCGCGCACCAACCTCCTTCCGAACAACCAGGATCTGTCGTCGGACGACGAGGCGAAGTACCAGGGTGACTTCACCCTGACTCGCGGCATCTGCTGGCAGACCGACGCAGTTGCGCTCGTCATGAAGATGGACATCATGACCGAGATGGAGCGAGACATCAGCCGCCAGGACTTCCTGTTCGTGGCTAAGATGCTCTCCGGCGGTAAACTCGCAGCCTAAAGGTTCTGCCGCCGTAAAACCTAGTGAACTCAGGGAACCACCCAGGAATCCTGAGCCAAGCCCTGCAATGGGATGCAGGGAAGGTGCAGAGACTATCCCGCAAGGGAGTAGGCCGATACGGCCGAAGCGCTAGGTACACTTTCTCCGAACACGGAGTACTATGTCTACGATCATTTGTCATGCGTGTGGGGCTGAAGAGCCCCGCCGAGGTCAGCACCACAAGTTCTGCGAGCCTTGTTCCACCAAGCGCCGCAGAAAGACGAACCGCGCTTGCGCCAGCAAGTGGCGCAGAACCGTCCCGACCTCCGAGCGAACCGCCAAGCGGTCTGCGTTCCGCGCACAGCAGGACCAAGAGTACGGTCATTGCGTGTACAAGCACGTTGACCCCGTCACCGGGGAAACCGTGTACGTTGGCAGCGGCGCGTTTACCCGCGCCACCTCCTGCCGCTGTGGCGGAGGCTTTCAGCGGACCAACGACCACGCCGAGTGGTACAAGCGGCACCGCCGAAACGGCACCATCCAGACCTACCATGACTACGCGGTCATCGTTCACCGCAATGTACCCTCCCGCGAGGAGGCGTACTTGCTTGAGGGGCAGCTCGCCATTGACGAGATCGTCAATGGAGCCCGCCTGTTCAACCGCGAACTCCCCAATCCCAGTAGACGTAGAGTGTAAAGATATAGTCCAATATGGGAACCCTCCGCCCCGAGTGCGCCATCGAGCTCGTTGACGACAACACCTAATTCGGATAACTGATACATGGCTATCTACAACACCCGATTCACCCCCAAGCGCCGAGGCCCGACGCTGTCGGATGGAGCCGGCGGTTCTTCCGAGCGCCCCTCCGCCAAGGAGCGCGACCCCGTCCTTCGCCAGATCGGCTGGCGTACCGAGGACATCCGCCTCACCAGCACCGGCACCGACGTGTCGGCTGGCGAAGGCTCTCCGGTGTACGATCTTGGTGCCCCCGATCTCCTGTCGGTCGGTCGTTACCTCGTGGCTCGACAGGCCGCCGCGTCGGCCACCGCCGAGCCGATCGGTGACTTCGACTATGCGGTGATCGACATCATCGAAGCCACGGCCGGAGTCTTTACGGCCGTCACCGCTGTTCTCGACCCGTCGTCCGGCACCGCCGTGAACGCCTCGACCGCCGTGCAGGGCCTTGCCGACGCCGACCTGAGTGGCGCCGGTTCCGACTCGCATCTCACCATGTTCGTGGCGACCGCCGACGACGTGACCGATGCGGCCGCATGGGCCTCCAACGCCCAGACTCTGGTACAGGGCAACGTGTACCTGCTCTGTGCCGAGGGGGCGGTCACCCGCGTGGCCTCGATCACCCGTCTCGCCTGATCCAGACTCTCCTCTCACAGCGCCCTGGGGCCCCTTCGGGGGTCCTGGGGTATTTCTGGAGGCTTCATGGCTCTTACCGAAAAGCAGCTGGCGCAGGCCCGGCCTGCCACCACCAGCAACACGCAGGTCTACAGCCCTCCCGCCTCCACCACGGGCGTTGTCGTGTTCATGACGATCGCCAACACCACGGCGTCTCCCGCCCTGGCTCGTGTCTTTCACGATGACGACGGCACGACCTACGACGAGTCCACGGCGCTGATCTGGGACCTCAGCATCGCCGCCAACACGACCGTCTACGAGAAGGTCTACTGGCCCGTAGATTCGGCCGGCAACCTCGCAGTCCGCACCAGCGTAGCCAGCGCCCTCACATTCACATTCGGCGGCGTGGAGGTCACCTGATGCCGCTACGCTCCCGCGAACAGACCGACGCCCCCACCGAGTCCCGAATCCGCCAAGTCATCCGCGCCCTGCTCAAGCAGGAAGTGCGCCGCCTCAGTGATGTCAACGTGACTTTGGCGGCTGACGTGGCCACGAACACCTCAAACATCAGCGCCAACAGCAACGCCATCTCCGCCAACGACGCGGACATCGACGAGCTTCGGCGCAGGCAGTTTACCCTCCTATGAGCCTTTCCAACCTGACACGCCTGGAGGCCGTCAACCGGATTCTGCGCGCCGCCCATGAACACCCCGTCTCCACCCTTGGGCTGGGCGGGGAAACGGACTCGCTCATTGCAGAGCAAGTCCTCGACGAGGTGAACCGCCGAGTGCAGATGCACGGACTTCACTGCAACACCACCGAAACCTCGTTCACCCCGGACACCGGCAACAACAACCGGGTCGTCCTCCCGATCAACACCGCTTCGGTGCGGGGGTGGAACGAACACGCATACCGCAACTACTTCTTTCGGGAAGTGAGCGGCGAGTTCCGGCTGTATGATGGGGACAAGGACCCCGCCACGGATCAGTTCGACGACGACAACGTGGTCTATGTCCAGATCACGCAGGTGCTGGACTTCGAGGACCTCCCCTTCCCCATCCAGTTCTGGATCGCGGACGAGGCGGCCTTCGAGTACGCGCAGGCCGTCCTTCCGAGCAACTCGGCTCTGGGCCTCCTCGCCCAACGGGCCGCCCGATCCCGCGCAGAGGGCCGCCAGTACAACATGCGGTCCACTCCCCACAACCAGTTCTTCGACGGACGCGCTCAAGGCCCCCGCGTGGGGCGGGCATGGACTCCGAGGCACTGGCCCTACAACGACCTGCGGAGTAACGACTGATGTCTTTCGCGCCCATCTCCGTGCCGTCCTTTCTCGGCGGCGTGAGTCGCATCTCGCAGTCCCAGCGCCTTCCGTTCGAGCTGGAAGAGTGCGACAACGTGGACATGCTGCCCCACCGGGGGGCCGACAAGCGCAACGCCACCGAGCATGTCGCCGGAGAGGGGGCCGCCGAGGAGCTGGATGTTGCAGAGCCCGGAAACACGGTCTACACCTACTGGATCGACCGGGACGAGAATGAGCGGTTCGCGGTGTTCATCGACCCTGACGCCGCCGACGAGCTCGACGTGATCCAGGCGTTCAACGTCACTACCGGGGCCAAGGTCACGGTGGAGGCGCTCGACTCCTCCGGGGCCGAGGTGGCCCTCGACGACTCCGACACCGACGTGGCGGCCATGATCGGCTACCTGACCGCCGGAAGCCAGACGGCCCGCCAGCGGTTCCGCGCGGCGCAGATCGAGGACTCCTCGTTCATCCTGAACCGCGAGGTGGTCACGGCCCTTGAGGGCACGGCCATCACCTACCGCAACACGGCACAGTCAGCGACCGTGCGATCCCAGACCTACGACCAGAACGTGGAGGCATGGTCGGACTTCGACCAGCCGCCGTCCACGGTCGCCGCCTACCCCGCCCGTGCCACCCTCGTAACCGGTGGCTTCATTGACAACGACGCCATCTGGTACGCCCGCGACGACGACATCGGACTCCCTCAGGGGTTCTGGTGGGCCGTTAGCACCACCCAGCCGCCGTGGTTCCAGCGCCTGCCCACCGAGGGGGCCAACAGCTTCCTCAAGCGGGACACCATGCCGCTCCGGCTGGCGTACGACGGCACCAAGTTCGTCCTCCAGTTCGTCAACTGGACCGCCCGGTACGCCGGGGACAGCACCACCAACCCCGGCCCGAGCTTCATCGGGAACGCCCTGTCGGACATCACATTCCATCAGGGGCGTTTCTGGTTCGTGTCGGGCGAGCGGGTGGTGTCGTCCCGCGCGGGCGACCTGTTCAACCTCTGGATCAGCTCAACCGCCCTCCTGACCGACGGCGACCCCATCGACGAGGGCGTGCAGGGCAACCGACAGGCCAACGTGATCTTCGCGGAGCCGTTCCGCGAGTCCCTGATCCTGCTTACGAACGCCTCGCGACAGGTCGAGCTGCGCGCCAACGGGCCCATTACGCCCCAGTCGGTGCAGTTCTACGACTCTTCGCAGGTCTTCGGCGTAGACTACGTCGAGCCGGTGACCAAGGGCACCCAGCTCTACTTCGCAGGCCAGCGCGACTTCTCGATGCTGATCTACGAGTACGACTACTCGCCCTCTCAGGTCACCAACGTAGCCTCCGACATCACTCAGCGGGTCCGCGGGTACATCCCCGCCGAGGCCCACTACATGACCGCCTCGCAGGCCCACGATCAGCTGTTCGTGCTGACCCTTGCGGACACCGACGCGATCTACGTCAACAAGTCCGTCATGGGCAACGACGGCCGTCGCGTCCTTTCCGGGTGGTATCGCTGGACTTTCCCCGGCGCGGGCGAGATCATCTCGTGCTACGTCTTCGACGACTACCTGTACCTCGTCATAAAGCGCGGCTCGCTCTGGTATCTGGAGCGCATGGCCCTCGGGGAGCCCGAACAGGACACCGACGGCACCCCCGCACAGACGCTGGGGTACTCCGTGCGCTGCGACCGCAAGGTCAAGGTGCAAGGGGTCTACAACACCGGTACCAACAAGACCACCTGGACTCTTCCCTACGAGGACGCGGACATCGATACGGTTGTGCTGGCCCCTACTTGGGACACCGCGGCCGTGAAGGCCGGCGGAACCCCGGTACTGGGCTTCGTCGTCGCCGCGTCGAGCGGCAGCACCACCATCACGGTGGACGGCGACTACGAGAACAACGCCGACGGCACCGATGTCCCCGCCTTCATCGGCCGGGCGTACGTTGCCGAGGTGGAGCTTTCGGAGCTGTTCGTCCGCGACGGCAACGGGGCCGCCGTGCACGGCACTACCAAGGTCCTGCGCGGCAAGATCCGCCACCGGGACGCCGCCAACTACGAGGTCCTCGTGACCCCCGAGGGGCGGTCCGAGATCGTCAAGACCTACACCGTGAACCAGTTCGGCAATACGCCGATCGATGGCGACCAGCTGGACGACTTCGGGGAGTTCCAGTTCAAGGTCATGTCCGACACTCGGAACCTGACCATCAAGCTACGCAACTCCGGGCCGTTTCCGGCCGCATGGGTAGACGCGGAGTTCACGGCCAACTTCTTCCCCCAGTCCTACTCCCCCGTAAGGTGACCATGTCCTTGTACAGCAACATGAACAAGCGCAAGAAGGCCGGCACGTCCCGCTCCAAGAGCAACTCGACCGTGTCCGACAAGACCTACCGGCAGATGAAGAACAAGACCGGCGGGTTCAGCAAGCGAAAGAAGTAACCCATGGCAGAGCTACAGGACGAGATCGCCGGATCCGCCACCGCCTTTGCGGAGATCAGCTCTCGCGCCGCGGCGGCGGGCAACGTCAACCGCCTCCGGGCGGCTGAACGGAGCATCACGGCCGGGCAGACGCAGATCGACCTGGAGCGCTCCACTCAGCGCCGGGAGATTGCGCGCAACCTGGCCCAGTTCCAGGGGCAGCAGGCTGCCGCTCGCGCCTTCCGGGGCACCGGAGGCGGCGACGTGGGCACCGGCGCGGCCGTCTCCGACGCCGCCACGGCCCAGTCCGCCGATCAGGCCGCCATCGTGGAGGCCAACGCCGCAGCCAAGGAGGTCGCACTCATCGTCGCCAACCAGCCACAGCTGGAAGACCCGGTGATGGCGGCCATTCAGGGCGGTGTGCAGGGCATCAACTTCGGCACGCAGATCGCTCAGGCGCTTCTGGACGAGGCGGAGCTGGCCACCACCATGCAGTCGTACGGGGCGGGCTACGGCCCCGGCGGCATTCAGGTGTTCAGCAACAACATCGGCTACAACCTCAACATTCCCGGCCTTGACCTCACCGAGCTGTTCGGCGGGTCGGGCTTGTTCGACTGAGAGTAACACATGGCAACCCCCGTCGAGCGCGGGCCGGGCAGCGTGGGACCCACGTTCACGGCCCCCAGCGTCTCCGTGACGCAGGTGACGCCTCAGTACACCCCCGAAGAGTCCGAGTACGAGCAGTTCCGTGACGCCGTACTGACGGCCGCGGGAGGTGTGGCGTCCGCCGTCAACGCTCGGGCCGCCATCAACAACCGCCTCAAGACCCTCAAGGAGCAGGCCGCGACCCGCGTGGAGCGCGACCTGAGCCGTGCGGCCCTCGGCATGCAGCAGCGCCGCCTCCGCAATGCCGACGAGGCCCGTCGCACCATCCTCCTGGAGTCCGGTGAGAAGGGTGTCGAGTGGGCGGAGCGCCAGTTCCGCACCCGCATGGTCAACGCGGGCTCCGCCGAGGAGGCTCGGCTGTGGGAGCAGGCGTGGCGAGGGGCCTCCGAGCAGGTTTCGCGCGAGAACGCCGAGGCCCGCCAGCAGTCCTTCAACGCCGCGGCCCGCACCATGGAGCAGACTTCGCTCCAGCTTCGGCAGCTGCTGTCCGAGGACGCTGGTCTGGAGGCGTCCCTCATCGGGGACGGCACCAACATCGGCGCTCGGGTCCAGGACTGGATGCTCACCGAGCTGTCCCAGGCCGTGAACCTCGACAAGATGTCCAAGGAGGACGCCGACCTCCTGATCCATCAGGCGATCAAGCAGTCCTTCCGGATCAGCGACGACCTCATCGGCGTCCACACCAAGCGCGTGCAGGACAGCAACGAGCTGCTTGGCACGCAGCAGCTGGAGTCGGACCTCTACTCCACCCTCACCGGGGAGCAGAGCCCCTCGCGCCTCCGCAATCAGATCGAGGTGACCCTTCGGGACCGCCTCAACCACCTGACTCCCGACCAGCAGCTGACCTACGCGCGCACGACCGCGCTCAAGCAGCTCCAGACCATGGCCGACGGCGGCTATGGCCTCGACGCCATGGACCGCCTGGGGGCGGCCTCGGAGGTTCTTGGCCTCCGCATCGGCGGCGAGTCCGTGTTTTCGCCCGGTGAGCGGGCGCAGATCGCTGCGGACCTGCTGACGCGGGCCGAGCGCACGGCGGGGCGGGCCATGGACGCCGAGATCACGCGCCTCCGGGAGCTTCAAACCGAGGTGGTCACGCTGCCCGATGGGCGCGTCATGCACCGCCCGGCCCTGAACCCCGACGCGGCGCTCGTGTCCCCCGACCCCGTCACCGGCATGACGCCCCTCGACATGCGGGCCAACGAGCTGCTGGGGCAGATGGGGCTCCTGCGGGACCCGGCCGAGCTGAGTCCCGAAGGGATCCGCATCGTGGGCGCGGTGCGCAATCAGGTCAACAGCGTCCGCCCCCAGGTCTCTCGTGCCGCCCTGCGGCGGGTCGAAGAGGCCGCCAACTCCAACGCGGTGTACGGCGGGGAGCCCGGCGGTGACGCGAACAAGGCCCACCGCTTCTCCTTCGAGCGACGGGCGCACATGAGCCCCTCGGCCCTCAATGCCTCGGGCCAGTCGGCCCTGTCGGGCGAGGAGCTGGACGCCTTCAAGGCCCAGCTGCTTTCCGTGGCCGAGGAGGCCCGGGTCCCCCGCTCGGTCATCGAGAGCTGGGACGGCAGCCCCCTCGACTACACGGACGAAAACCGCGACCTCAACCGCGCCATCGCCGTCAGTGAGGCCCGCAAGTGGAGCAACTCGGACACGCAGGCCCAGTACGGCATGCCGACCGAGCTGGTCCGCGACAAGCTGGCGCTGCTGTCGAGCGGCGACCCGAACCGCGTGGAGTCGTTTGCGCACTTCGCGCTCTCGCTTGAGGCGGGCAGCAACGAGGCGTGGGACAACTTCCTGACCGCTGAGGGCGTGTCGGCCAACGAGGCCGCCGCAGCCCAGTGGGTGCGCATCCACTCCCGTCTGGGAGCCCCCGGCCCCCAGCCCGTGGCCGCAGACCCGCTCCAGCTCATGGCCGAGGCCCAGGACATCCTGGCGGCTCCCCCGGTCGCCGGGTGGCTGAGGGGCGAGGCCTCGGACATGAACCTTGAGACCAGCAATGCCGGCAACATGGCGCAGGTCATGGCCGACATCCTGACCGACGCGCAGAGCGGCGTCAAGTTCGACCGGGACAAGCGCGACCGCTACAACCGGGCCGTGCAGTCCCAGCTCCAGACCATGTTCCTCTCCGACGGGGGGACTGGGCAGATGATGCGGCAGCTGTGGTTTGCGGGCAGGACCGTGAACCCGGACCTCGACGACGCGCAGGTCGGCTCCATGATCTGGGGCTGGCTCCAGCGCGACGGCTGGCGCTTCCGACAAGTCGGGGAGCGCATGAGCCTCGTGGTGGACCCTCAGGGGTACACCGGGGAGGCGGGACAGGACGTGGGGGAGCATGTCTCCGCGCAGATGGTCCGCCCGTTCATTCCCGAGTACCGTGCCTTCCTCGCGGAGGCGCTTGATCTCGGTCCCTCCGAGACCCCCCATACCCTGCAAGACCTGTGGTATCGGACGATGCCCGGATTCGAGCAGGAGAACCCGTTCGGAGAGGGCGTGCTGACGCCCCGCTGGTCCTTCGGGGATCAGGTCACTGACCGCCTCCTCGACTCCCGCGCCAACTACGGCGGGTTCGTGGTCAGCGCTCAGGACCCCAGCGGCCAGCGCCTGCCCCACATCACCTCCGTGCGGGACGCAGCTCTCCGTTGGCCCGACGGCACCAGCGTCGTGATCCCAAGGGGGACCGTGCTGAATGTCATCAACCCGGACCTGTTCCAGCCCGAGCGCCGTCGCAACGCCGCCGGTAGCCCCGGCACGCCCTTCACGGGCAGCGGCACCGCCCCGCCCACCGGTCCCATGGGGGCCGGACCCGGCTTCGTGCCGGGCCAGGGCGCCCGCGTCAACACCCCCTTCCAGTGAGTCTACCATGCCCGGACGTTTCTCTCCCACCGGCCCCTCAGAGATCCGCTACAACCTATTGCAGCCGGAGGACTACGAGCCCCGCCTGTACATCGGCGGCTCTCCCGAGACCGGCTTCCAGCCGACCGCGGCTCCCCCGCGGATCAGCTACTGGGGCGCTACGTTCCGGGACAAGCAGATCAACGCCGCCACAATCGAAAGCGGCAACGTCGCCACTTGGCTGATGAACTATGTCGTGGATCCTCTGGTCCCCGGCGAGCAGCGCTTCGTGTCGCTGGGGGCAGGCAACCTTATGCGCCGCCAGCTGGGCGACACCGGCGAGGCCGTGTCCGGCTGGAAGGCGCTGAGCAACCGGGTCTCCCCCGTGCAGAACGTGGCGGGGTTCGACCAGCAGCTCAAGTTCGAGGACGAGGACTTCAACTCCGAGAACGCCGTCCGCGAGTGGCTCGACGCCGAGGGGAACCGCTCGTTGGCGGGCATTGCGGCCCGCGAAGGCTTCGACCTGCCGGAGATGCTGCGCGATGCCCGGAACCGGGACCACTTCGTCTACATCCAGAACCGGGTCCTCATGCACGCCCAGGCGGTCCAGAACTTCCGCAACTGGGAGGCCGAGGCCGGGCTGGCGCTCAAGTGGTCCAGCCGGGTAAACAGCGCCGTCACCAACTACCTGCTGACCGACCCCACCTTCCTCCCCTCCATCGTGACCCCCTCGGGGGCCGTCCGGGGTGCCGCAACCCTCGCCCAGCCCGCTGGCCGGGCCGTGCTGCGGGCCTCGGCCGGGATCAAGGGGGCGGCCCAGAGCCTGGTCCTCCACGCCCCTGAGGTGGCTCCTGCCCTCCGCACGGGCGCGGTGGCCTCCGGGGCCGCCTCGGCGGTCCGGACGGCTCTACGGGCCCCTGCGGTCGCCCACGCGGGCCTCACGACGGCCCTGAGCCGCCGCGGCGCGATCGCGGTGGAGCTGGGGGCCTACGGCGGCGCGTGGAACCTCGTGTCCCAGCAGCAGCGCATGGCCGAGAGCGAGATCCTGTTCGACTCCCCGGAGTTTCAGCAGCAGTTTTCGTGGTCGGAGCTTGGCCTCAGCGTCGGCCTCGGCGCCACGCTGGGCTTCATCCTCGCCGGCTCGGCCGGGCGCAACCTCGACGAGACCCGAAAGGCCGTCACCGAGGCCGCCGGAGGCTCCGCAGAGTCATCCCCCATCGCCCACTCGCTGGACAACTGGCGGGCCCAGGCCCTCGTGGACGACGCCGGGATCCGCATCCAGAGGGCCGCCGAGCGCGTCATGGGCGACGACCTCGACGCCTTGGCTCCCTACCTCGACGACGAGATGCTGCGCCAGGCGGGCATGACCCGCTTCGACGTGGCGCAGGTCATCGAGATGGTGGCCGAGGCGGTGGGCGATACCCCCATCCAGAAGCCCGCAATCCTCCGCGTGATCTCCGACGCCGTCGAGGAGGGCCGCCGCCTCCGCGGCATCGGCGAAGAGATCGAGGACGCCATGGGCTCCGCGATCGAGCGGACCGGATGGGCGGAGGCCCTTGGCCTCGCGGGCCGGGCGCTGCCCTCAGGGGCCACCGCGGACCAGCTGATTGACGAGGCCCGCAAGATCATGCCGCTCGTCCTCCGACGCATCGAGCGCCAGGCCGCCCGCATCAAGCAAGGGGTGGGCCCGGCTGTGGCCAAGGACCTCCAGTACTGGCTCGACGAGGCCGTGGAGCTTCGCCGGACCGTGGAGGCCCGGCCCCTGACCCCCGCCGAGCTGCGCTACGCGGCCCGCGTGGAGGGCAAGCTGGAGCAGCTGGCGCAGGACCCGAACCTCAAGTTCGGCTGGGACCCGATCTTCGACGGCATCGCCGCCCGCCGGGCCGGTGCCTACGCCGACCCCAAGGTGGCCTTCGACGCCACGAGGGGCTTCAGGGGCTCCCCGCTGTCCAAGGCCGTCCAGGCCGCCGCCGTGTTGCAGCGCGACATCGCCTCCGGGAAGTTCTCGGGCCGGGCGCTGGACGACCTCCAGACCCGCCTGCGGGCCGCTCGGGCCTCGATTGCCAAGCTGGCTCCCAAGGCCCAAGCGCCGACGGGCCCCACCGTGGCCCAGGTCATGCAGGCCAACGCCACCAAGGTGGTGACGACCCGCAAGGAGGCGTTTGAGGCGCTGGATGCGATCGCCGACGCGCTCGACCTCAGCGGCAATGCGTTGCTTGAGGACGGCAACATGGTCGGCAAGCTGCTGAACGGATGGGGGCTCGGCCGCTTTCTGCGGCGAATCGCCGTGTCCGGAACCGGCCTTGACCAGACCGTGCGGAATCCAATGGCCATCCTGCGAGAGCTTGCGCACGAGTTCGACCACCAGAAGCTCCGCGTCGGGGATATCCGTGGCGACTCGACCAAGGTCCATCGGACCCTGGAGGACGTCCGCATCGACATGAGCGTCCGCGCCTCCGAGCTGGTGGACGAATACAAGCGCCTGCACGACAAGGGCAAGTTCGGTTCTACGGTGAGGGTAATCAAGTACGGGCGTGCTCGACGAGACTTCGACCGCGCCGTGATCCGTCACATCGTCGGTGTGGAGGAGTCCTCCGACGCCGACGTGCGGGCCATGGCGGCCCTGTGGCGCAAGCACTCCGACGAGATTGGTGAGACCGCCGAGCGCATCGGCATGTTCGACAAGGCCGATGGGTTCTTCCCCCGACTTTGGAACGTCGGCGCGGTCATGCAGGATCAGACGGAGTTCCGTCTGGCGATCATGCGGCACCTGGCCGGTGCGTGGCAGAAGTCCGACAACCTGAACATGGACGTGCTGATGGCCATGGGCGTCGTGGAAAAGCGCGGCGTCAGCAAGGGCGAGGTGGTGTTCCGTCTCGCCAAGGACCGCAAGCTCAACGGCAAGACCACGGTCAAGGGGCTCAACCGCTCCGATCTGGCCGCCCTCAAGGTGCCGGAGGAGGAGTACCTCACCGCGCTGGAGAAGACGGGGCCGGACGGCAAGACGCCCCTCCAGCGTGAGACGGATCGCATCATCTCCGAGCTGACCGGCGACGACGCCTTTACCGAAGCCGGTGAGGGACGGGTGTTCATCAAGCGCCCCGGCGGTCGCCGTACCCCCGAAGAGCGGGCCATCGAGGAGACCATGTGGTCCAACCCCGAGCTGGACCGCTTCATCGACTACCGCTTCCTTCACGGTGCTACCCAGTACATCCAGCACACCGGCTTCCGCGTGATGAACAACTCGCGGCACTCGGAGCGTTGGGGCATCAATGGTCTCACCATGCAGCAGACCTTGGACTGGGTCTCGCAGCGCCGTCCCGCCGGGCTCTCTCTGGAGGAGCAGCGCCTGTGGGACGACGGAGTCAAGACCCTGCGCGAGAAGCTGCACTATGCCGAGGGTCGGATGCCCACCCTGCGGGACCAGACCAACGCGCTGGGCGAGTGGCTGGGCGAAGTCGGAACGGCCAGCGCAGGGTCGCTGTACGGCTCCGGCATCGGCCAGGCCGTGCTGTCCACCGAAGTGACTCAAGCCCTTCTGTCTCGCATCTACGGTCCGACCGACATCGTCCGGCGGGCAGGCGACATCTTCAAGGTGGCTCTGCGCAACCGCGAAGAGATGCGCGCGCAGATTCAGGCACTTGGCCTTACGATCCGCCAGCACCGCCTCCACACTCTGGAGCGGATGACCGGCGGCGCGGTCCACTCCGAGGGGTTCCAGTTCGGGCTCGTACCGAAGCTGCTGGCTCCGTGGATGGACATATTCGACAGGGCCTCCAAGGCCCGGCCGGGATCCGGCAACCGTACCGCGGCGGTCCTGAGGGCCCACGCGGCCACGGTCATGACGGTCGGCGGCATGGACTTCTTCACCCAGTTTTCCCGTATGCTCCACGTCCAGTCGATGCTGGATGAGACGGGCCGGTTCTTTCAGGCCGCGGAGCGTGCCGCCGTCAGCCTCCGAAACAACGCAGAGATGCTCCGCCGCATCGAGGAGCAAAAGGGCGCTAGTGCCGCCCACAAGGCGTGGCGTGGAATCGTCCGCAAAGCGGGCTTCGGGGGCAACTGGCAGGTGGCCGATAAGATGTGGCGAGCCGGTCTTCTGGACCCCGAGCGGTTGGCGGTTCTCCGAGCCGCCGGTGAAGCCACGGGCGCGTTGCAGGATACGGGCGTGTTCAAGACCCTCGACTTCAACGAGCTGATGACCTACTCCGCCCCGACCGCCGAGGCCCAGGCACTGTATGACGATGCCTTTGCTCGGCTGCGGAACATGATGGTCAACACGATCCACAAGCGGGTGTCGGAGCAGAGCATCATGCAGGCCCCGACCTCTCAGGCCAACCGAACCTGGCTTGGCCGCACCCAGCTTGCCATGACCAGCTTTGCCCGGTCGTGGTACGACAACAACATCCTTGACGGGGCGCAGATGCCCGCTCGGGCGTTTGCCGGAATGATGATGGTCTATCTCGCCGGCGAAACCATGAACCGCATGGTCCGAGACCTTTGGAAGGGCCGGGACTTCGAGGACATCAAGGCCGACATCGAGGAGGACCCGGACAACTTCGTGCTCCGGACTCTCACCAACGTGCCGCTGCTGGGCCAGTGGTCCACCATGATCCGCCCTGCGGTGGATGCGCTCACCCTGAACGGTCGGCGTCAAAAGGTGGACACGGGCGAGTCGGCGGCCGAGGGGGCCATGGCCTCCATCACGGACATGATGTTCGATACCGTCCATGGGGTCTCTCCGCTCGCGGAGGACTCCGAGGTGCAGGCTCGGACCTGGCGGACGGCCGCGCGGCTCATGCCGGGCTACCGCTCCTGGTGGGCCTCCGGACTCACGCAGGGCCTCAAGGCCGCCGGTGGTCCCGACATCGGGGCCGCCATCGAGGGCGACGGACGGTACCGCCGCGTGCGTGCGCGCAAGGCGGAAATCGAGCCGCTGCCCGAGCCCGTTGCGGGCGACTTCGTAACCGATTACTTCCCCGAGGACCTTGAGTTCCTCTACCCGGAGTGATTCATGGCTATTCAGACTGGGCGGTCCTACTTCTCGGCGTCCCGGGGGGATCTTTCTCCCTCGGACCCGACGAAGTGGGTCCTGCCTCTATCTCTCCTGCCGACCCGGTATGCCCCCATCGAGGGGCAGATCCGGGTGGTGGTGGGCGACACGGAGTACACCTACGACGACCCGAATCTCCTGTCGCGGCCGACCACGAACAAGTGGACGTACGAGGAGCGGGCGTTTGTGCCCGACGCCGTGCAGGTTCGGCGAGTTTTCGTTCACGCCATTACGAAACTGGCAACGTCTGGTACGTTCGACAACCCCTCCCTAAAGGAGGTGGTCTACTACGACGAGAACGGGGACCGGATCCCTGTGGGAGTGGACGAGGTCTACGGATCGTCCACGGATGAGGGCGGGCCGTTTGCCGGTACGGCCCCGGCCGACGCGCCAGAGCCTGCGATTGGCTCTCCGGGAGGCGGCTGGAACTTCCAGAACCTCTACGACCTCGACGACACCACCGATGGGTCGTTTACTCCCTCCGGGGAGAACCGCCACCACTACGTCCTGTTCAACGTGCCTAAGCTGATTTCCAAGGTTGGGTTCAACGGGCAGGATGGTGGCGGCTCCAGCGGCGGAGCGGCCGACGTGGAAATCTGGCTCGACATCGGCACCTCCTCGGACCCCGAGTGGGTGCAGGTCGTCAACGAGACGGGCCTTACCAACGGTGACTACCCAAACACCAGCACGCCAATCGACCCCGACACCATGATGCGGGAGGTCGATCTTCCGGCCGCTATTCTTGGCGCGGTGCCCTTCCCCACCATTACCATCGACCCCGCGCCCGACAACCTGAGCGACAAGGTGACCCTGTTCCGGGAGACCCGGCAGGACCGCCCCTGGGTCCGCCCCTATGGCGGGGCACGCGCCAGCGGCAAGTCGCTGCACTTCTTCTGGACGCAGCTCCTGTACATCTATCAGGAGATGTGTGAGCTCTCCGATCTGGCGGCCCTCACGGGGCTGCCGATTGCAGAGCCGGTCACGAACCCGTTCGTCGGCGCTTCGATCGTCGATGCCGGCGGCACCTCTCGCTCCACGATTTCGTATGCGGAGCTTGAGCTGCTTGAGGGGATCCCGGGGGCGCCCATCGACCCCATTGACCAGCTCATCGTAGAGCTTGGAGACCAGACGGATGGTTCATCCACGATCTGGACGCCAACCACCTTCGTGATCCTGGACGCATCGGCCAAGACCCTCCAGCTGCAATCGGGCGGCGGCGCCAACCCCACAAGCCTGGACGTGCGGGTTCGGCGTTCCACCAAGATCGACGCGCTGTGGGTGGACATCGAGACCACCGGCCCCATCGGCTGGAACAGTGCCGTCGTCACGCTGCTGCAAAAGCAGATGCGGTTCCTCCGCGAGGAGGCGTGTCTGCTGCCGCGGTTCTACGAAGGCCATGTCCTCACCAACTCCATCTTTCCCCGGGCGTGGAACTACCTCACGTTCGTCGGGGCCGGAGCCACGTTTCGATTCGGAGGCCCCTCATGGGGCGGAGACGGTGCCATTGTGGTCTACCAGAACGACCTCCCATTGGTCGAAGGGACCGACTACGAGATCGTGTGGCCCGGCATCGTGCTGAACACGCCGCAGGGGGCGACCGACGAGCTGGTCATTGGAGGCGGCGGAGGCGGCGGCTGGGGTGGAGTCAATCTGCCTGGCGGCGACACCGAGCCAGATGATGTCCCCGTGACTCCGTCTGGAGATACCGCCCCCATCGAAATCGAGTGGCCTGGCTTGACCTTGCCCCCGAATCTTGGGTTCACCGTCAGTGTTGGCTCTACTCCCAACACGGCTCTTGCCAACTCCAACACCTGGGAAGGCAGCAGCGGAGTGTCGTTCACTCAGGGCAACATTGGGTCTGACCCGTTTACTGACCACTGTATGCGCGTCCAAGTCACCAGGACCACGGGAAACGATTCCGAGCTGGGCTCTTTCAACGAAGACGCAACCGAGATCGTGTACCTGAACAAGTACTGCGGGCTTGGCCGTCTGCGCGCCGTAGCGGCGGCGTGGGACTCTACCGGAGGAGGCAGCTACGCTTCCGACGTAGGGTCCGCTGCGCTGGGTTGTGCGGACAGTGGATTCGGGCTTGGCGCTGACGCGGGCCTGGGTCTGGTAGCGGCGGCTATGGCTACCGTCAACATCGGGTCAGCCCAAAGCCCCGTACTGAACATGGCCATTGCGGCTACGTCGGCCATGGACGGCCCGCTTGTCGCAAACAACATCAACAACATTCCTCTCATCAATGCGTGGGAAGAACTCACGACCCAGTCCGTAGAAGCTGCGGCCGCCGGGGTTGTTCTTTCGTCCGGGTTTACTGGTCAGCAGTTTGAAGACTATCTCGATCCCGACGTTGACTTCGACGAGTTCGACATCCCCGTCCCTCCGTAAGGAACCGAACCATGATCAACTGGATTCGTGAGAATCGAACCACTTCCGTTCTGGCGACCCTTATTCCCGTTGCCGGCCTTTCGCTGGGCGCGATGCAGGGTTGCAGCGTGGACTCGCTTATCAAGCACGACGTGCCCCCGGGCATGCGGGACGCCAACGGCGGCCAGGCCAAGGTCTCGCTCCGTGACTCGCCCTACGTTCGGGACGCCTTCGTGGACGACGTGGAGCGCGAGCTCCTGCGCTACGACGTGGCGGCCGAGGAGGCCGCAATCCTCCGCGACATCATCGCCAGCGCCGTCAACCTGGGCCTGGACCAGGTCAGTGAGTCCCCCTTTCCCGGCGGTGTCGCGCTGCTGGGTCTGCTTGGGACGCTCGCGGGTGTGTTTGCTCCGCAGCCCGGGGCTGCTTCCCGACTGCGTCAGGAAAAGGAAGACTCCTTCAATGCTGGCCTCAAGCGCGCCAGTGAGATTGGGGGAGGCTCGTGATGGAAATGTTCGGTATCCTCGTCGGCATCGGGGTGTTTGGCGTGCTGATCCGCATGTCGAACCAGCTCGGGGCCTTGACTAACGAGGTGCGCCAGTTTCGTACGGTCCTTGACGACCATGAGCACCGCCTGCGCAAGCTGGAGGACGAATGACTCCCGACGAGCAGTCCAAGACCGAAGCCGACATCCACAAGCTGACGGCCATCGTGCTGAAGGCCAAGCTGGCCGAGATGGTCGAGACCGGCGAGTTCGACGCCGCGGCCATCAACGCCGCGCTGCGCTTCTGCAAGGACAACAGCATCGCCGCGTTCCCGGTCCCGGGAGGCGCTCTTGACGAAATCAGCAGCAGCCTGGCCAAGCTGCCCTTCCCGGCATCGGGGACCGGCTGATGCTGCGGATCAAGCTGGAGCATCTGGACCCGACCAAGGACCCGATGCACGACTTCCGAAACTTCCTGTACTACCACTTCACCGAGGTGCTGGGGTACGGAGAGCCGGATCCGATCCAGTACCGCATCGCGGACTGGATGCAGACCTTGTCGGAGTCGCCTGACGGAATCACCCGGAAGCAGGTGCAGGCCATGCGCGGCTGCGGCAAGTCCGTGATCGCGTGCTGCTTCATCGCGTGGCTGTGGTACTGCAACCCCACGGTCCGGGTGCTGGTCCTGTCCAGCGTGGCCAAGAAGGCCAACGAGCTGGCGGGGCTGGTCAAGCAGCTGCTCGACAGCTCTCCTCTGCTCCAGCACCTCCGCCCCGACCCGGAGCGGGACGTGCTGATGTACCGGGGCAAGAAGGCCCCGACGATGAAGAAGGCCAAGAACACCGAGGACGCATTCGATGTCCGAGGGGCGGGTCCCGGCAAGGACCCGTCCTTTGCGGCGTACCCGGTGTTCGGCGGCTGGACCGGCTCCCACCCCGACATCATCATCCCTGACGACGTGGAGATCCCCGAGAACAGCATGACCGTCCTCAAGCGCAGCCGCCTGTTCGGCAAGCTGCGTGAGTGCGAGTCGCTGATCATGGAGCATGGCTACATCATGTACATGGGGACTCCGCAGACCGAGGAGTCGATCTACAACAAGCTGGACGATGCGGGCTACCGCATCTGTCGCTGGCCCGCCGAGCTGCCGCCCCCGGACGACGAGGCGCGTTGCCGCAACGTGGACGAGTGGCTTGTGCGCCGGGCGAGGGAAGAAGGCTCTGGCAGGCCCAGCTACCCCGAGCGCTTCCCCATGGAGCGCCTGTTGGAGAAGAAGGCGATCGGACTCGCCTACTACAATCTCCAGATGCTTCTCGACACGACGCTGTCGGACGAGGAGCGCTACCCCCTCAAGCTCAAGAACCTGATCGTGTTCGACACGCCTGCCGACATGGGCCCCTCGAACATCGTGTGGGGCACCGCGGAGCGGATCCTCCACATCGAAGCCGCCGGATTCACCGGCGACTACCTGCACCGGCCTGCCATGGTCGAAGAGACGTGGCTGCCGTTCCAGGACAAGCTGATGTTCATCGACCCCTCGGGCGGCGGCGCCGACTCCGTGGGGTGGTGCGTGGCGGCGTTCCTGAACGGCGTCATCTACGTCCTCGACGCGGGCGGCCTTGCGGCGGGTGTGGACGGCACGTCCGACGCCGTGATGACCAAGCTGGCCAAGACCGCCTCGACGTACGACGTGCGCCGCGTGGTGGTCGAGTCCAACCTTGGCGGCGGCAAGAAGCTGTCGCCGTACGGGAAGCTCCTCCAGCCGCACCTGGCCAAGTGGGTCGGGGCCTGCGAGGTCCAGCCGTACTACGTCACGGGCCGCAAGGAGACCCGCATCATCGACACGCTGCGGCCCATCATGGAGAACCACCGCCTGGTGTTCTCGGAGCGGGCCGCCAAGTGCGGGGAGCTGACCTACCAGCTCACCCACATCACCTCTGACGCAAACGCGCTCGGTCACGACGACGTGATCGATGCCCTGCACGGCGCCGTGGCCCAGTTCACGGCGCACATCAACCTCGACCCCGAGGTCCGCGAGCAGCAGCGCCGCCACAACGAGGCGGTCTTGCAGGCTCACGAGTGGGACCAGTGGTCCTCCAAGCACGGCTTCAAGGCCGCTCAGGATCTGGTGCCGATCAAACAAGCCCGCCAGCGCGACCCCGCGCGGCACATGCGCCGAGCCCGGCGCTGGAGAATGTAATGCCACGAACTACATCGGAAACCGTCGCCAAGGTCATCGGACGCTTGCAGGACAAGTACCCTTCCATGAACCGCGAGACCCTGACTGGGATCACCCGCAACGTCATGGCGTCCATGCGGGGCGAGAGCGTGAACGCCAACCGCCCCAACACCCAGATCAAGCGCGGCGTGCGTACCGAGGCCCAGCGGCGCAGGGAAGAACGCGGCAGGCGTTGATTGTGGAGAGTGTAGTGCTATACTATCAGTTCGACACCGAAGAGGCAGCTCTAACATCGGAAGCCGCCATCGTCGCTAATGTGGCTGCGTGGACTCAGCTGAATGCTCCGTCTCGCTTTCATTCCAACGGTCCCGCCTTGCGCGGCGTGCGGGCCTCGGACGGCTCTGTCGTGACTGATCGTGGGCTGACGACCCGATGGGCCGCGCCCTCGATGACGGCGGCAGGTGCGTGGGTGATTCCCGTACCGACAGCCGAGGATGTCTGGCCCATGCTGCTGTCCGAGGCGCTGGCCGGAATCTCTGCCTCGACGGTGGAAGACCCGGAGTGGCCGCCGGCGTCCGACGAGTTTTACGGAGGTGATATCTAATGACGCTTTGGACTCCGGACCAGCTCGGCGCTGACCTTGCGCTGTGGCTCGACGCGGACGATGCCAGCACCATCACGCTCAATGGCTCAACGGTCAGTCAGTGGAATGACAAGAGCGGCAACGGCAATCACGTATCCAACGCTACGGCAGCAACGCAGCCCGACTACTTGGCTACTGGCTGGAACGGCAAGCCTACGGTGTCTTTCACAAAGACAGGGGAGGAGTTTCTGTTCAAGGCGGGCGTGTCGAACTTCGCTGCGAATAATGACTTCACGATTGCGTCTGTATTTGAGTTTTTCCAAACAAACAATAACTGGGACATGGTTGCTGGATGGCGTAGTAATGCCAACTCAAACGTTTCTCCAAACGGTGGCTCCCCAGTCTTGCAGGGAATATCTAGCGTAAGTACCCAAATCGGCGTCCACAACACGGACATAGCAGCAACAATTATCAAGGTCGATGTCACCTCACGGCTTGGCAAGAAGATTGCCACTGTTGGTCGCTCTGGCGGCACAAACGGAAACGGCGGCGCGGTTACTGTAACAAGCACTGGATTTAGCCAGCCTACTTACCAAACTGACGCCACTCAAACGTGGTCAAGTGCGGCGGCAACAGGCTTCCAGATCGGTGGCAGGCACGCGGGCGGCGCCGCTTACGGCGACAAGTACATCTCCGAAGTGGTGGGTTGCAATACCAAACTCAGCACCGCAGACCGCCAGAAACTCGAAGGCTACCTCGCGTGGAAGTGGGGTCTTGAAGCCAACCTCCCCGCCGATCACCCATACAAAACCACACCGCCCAC